TTACCTATTTTTGCTTCTAATAATAGTGGTACATTAAAGTCTATATTCCACTTCTTATTTACTATATCAACCAGTACTTCGTTAGTACGATTGATGATCTTTATAACTGTCTCCCTCTCTTTAGGGTGTATGTCAATCACGATTGAATCATGTACGGTATTGACAACACACGATTGTAATTTGTTTGCCTGTAACATCTTGTCTATATAGATAAGAGATATAGGTACGATGTCAGCAGTAGCGAATGACTGCACTGGATAGTTCTTTACCTGAGTAAAGTACGTGATGCTACCATTTGCCCTACGTGTAGCCAGAGGGAATGCAAACTCACGACCTGATGGAGTACGTACATTGCCTGTATTGATTACCTCACTGGCTAGTCTCTTATGCCACTCACCTATACCTGAGTACTTTCGTGTGAACTGCTGGTAGTAGGATGCTTCAGCAGGTGTGCGACCAAACCCCGACGCTCCATAGAGTGGAGCAAACGTGTGAGCCTTGGCATCTTGGCGAGATATATGTTGCCCTGCCTCACTGATAACCTTAGCTGTGTAGTTGTGTACATCAAAGCCTGTAGACACTTCCTCTATTGCAGTCTTGTCCTGACTGAGGAATGCGGCAACACGAAACTCTAGCTGTGCAAAGTCAGCTTCCATGATCTCACCGCCATCCCAACGTGATATGAATACTTTCTTAACGGGAAAAGTACCACCTCTGGGCATGTTCTGCATGTTAGGATCTGCACCTGACAGTCTACCTGTACCTGTTCTGTGTTGTAGTAGACGTACATGTAACATACCATCAGCCTTTACGTGGGTAGCTATGCCCTCGACGAAGCTGGATAGATAAGTGTCCAGTGCCGACAGCCTGCGTACTCGTTGTAAGAACATCTCTGCATCATGCATGCCGCGTGATCTGGCAATACCCTCTAGGTATATGAGGTTGTCCTTGCTAGTACTGAACCCATTGGCACTTGCCCACTTGTGATCAGGTGCAATGAACTTTAACCCTGCAAACTCTTTTGCATTGGTGTACAGAAACCCTGACGCAGAACACTCTGGACATTTGTTTGTGTTCTTGTGTGGTGTACCATCCTTACGTGTCTTACGTATCTGACCTGAGCCGTAGCATTCGTTGCATCTCTCTGCCTTCTGCTTGTATAGTTTAGTAGTCAGCCTACGTATGTTATCTGTGTGTTGTGTATTTGACACACGATCCTCATAAGCTGCTGCCCATACAGGTTTGTCATTGACTTTGCGGCTGTAGATAATCCAAGACAATTGCTCTGGGCTGTTGAGGTTGATAGGTCTGTCACCCATCAACTCGTGTACCTGCCCTTCAAGTTTAACAGTCAACTCTTGCTTCTCCTGCTCAAACTCTTTGCGTACCTCTTCCAGTACAGTCAGGTCTACCTTGAATCCCCGTTGGTATATACGGGCTAGGTGTACAGCTAACTGATTGGTCAGACGTATTGTATCTACTAACGTTTTACCCTTACCAAAGGTATACTCTTTGTCTTGATGCCTGAACAACTGTTGTGTTGCATGCAGATCAGCAGACAGATACTCAGATAGTTCATCATGTGGTATCTCAGATACGTTGAGTCCTTGCTTGAAGTATTCTTTCAGAGTGTCCTGCTTCTTAGTGTGTAGCTGGTGTCGTTCAGCGCATGCCTCAAGAGACAGTGGTTCTTTCTGACCACGCTGTAGTATGTACTCACCTAGCATAGTGTCAAAGACTTTGCCGTCGTAGGTAAAGCCTGACTCCCACAGCCACATCAAATCATGTGCGGCATTGTGGGCTATTAAAAGAGTAGTACGATTAAGCTTGTCTTGTACTGTCTGTCTACCATTTAATGTGGGGGGATGCTCTGTGTGGTCAAACGTTATAATTTGCTCAAGGCCAGTACCATCTAGCATCCCCACCATAACCAATGTATTCTCAGGTTCGAATGGATCAAGGTGCATCTTGCCATTCCTTTTTACTACGGTGTTCTCTACGTCCAGTGTCAGTATCATATTGGGGTTCCTCTTTACTTATAGTATCCTGTTTTGTCGAAGGCTGTTGTCAATTGTTTTACCTCATTTGTATCAGGGTTGTCAATAGCCATGATAACTTTTGTTGCTTCAAAGGAACTCATCTTAAACCATTCTCCTTTGCGTTCCTCTGCAAGTGTCTCTGCCTTCTTGTGAGCTTCAGCCTCAGCTCTGCGTCTGTCATTAAAGAATGAGCGATGTAAAAGAACGTAGTCTCTGAGTGGGCTGGATGTCTGGTAACTATTCAGCCTATCCTCTGCATCAACTGCCATGCCTATCTTTATCCACCCATTCCATGCTTTGTTTGCTATGGCATACACCTCACCTTCCTTACTCTTATTGTAATTAGATAGAGAGTCAAACGCAGCATCACCAAATGATTTGTATTTCCCTGCTTTATATAAAGGGTGTGTGTTAGGTACATACTTACCATTAACATACATTCTTTTTGGATTCCATTTAGGGTTTGACTTAGAGTTCTTTAAATGCCAACATTTTTTACAAGTATTATTACTATTCTTGATGTACCTGTTTACACCCTCAACTAATTCTACATTACACATGTTACAATTTGTCATGCTACGTACCTCGCTGTTTTATATTCTAATTGACAATGGATAATCCCATGCCATCCTGATAATTTATTCTTAACTAGGTTCAGGTGACGCATAGTATCTTCTTCATCCTGCCCCTCTACTGGTGGGTTCTTCGCAATCAGTATCATCAAGTCAGCTTCAGCCGCCTTACCTGTACGTGAGCCTTCCATCATAGCCTGATTGAGTACTACTTTATTCTCTGCATCAGCAGACAACTGCGACATGTAGAACATAGCACAACTGTGTTGCTTGGCTATCTGTCTGGCATGTATAGCGTTAGCCTTGAGTGCCTCGTCAGTACGACTGAAGCCACCTGTTCTGGCAAACTTATCACCCATGTCCAGTATAACTACGTCAGGCTTGTACGATTTACATACGCTCTCAACCCAACCCATGTCACGATTACTCGCATCGTATATCTTTATGTTTTCTTTGACTGATGCATACAAATCCCTTGCCTTGGCTGGGTTCTGCTTGATCTCCTGCATTGTCATGCCTGTTGCGGCAGTAAGATACCTAGCACCAACACGGTGTGAACCCTCCTCGTTACACAGGATGATACACTTAGCACCCTGATGGGCAAAGCCATTAGGCCCTGCAACCAGTGAAGCATGGAAGGAAGTCTTACCTGTGTTAGGTCTGGCCCCTATCTCAATCAAGTGTCCATCATTAACACCCTCAAGCTTACGAGTAAGAGTAGCGATGTTGAATGTCCAACGTGCTTCGAGATCATTCTTAGACAGTAAAGTCTCAACGTCTATGTCATCCCACTGTACTTTTAGATCAGGGGTGAAGTCATCACCGTATTGTTCTAGTAGTATACGTAGTGGCTCAAGGCTTGTCTTGTCACCGTTCACGTAGTCAAAGCCTAAGTTAGCAATGTCTTCTCCCACTATCTGTTGGAATAACTTAGACAGAACTTCCTGTGCTATGTCACTACCCAGTGGTGGCTTACCATTTATCTGTGTAAACAGTGTGCTGTATGCCTGCTTCTGTGCTGTCGTCATGGTCGGATTGTTAGCCATGAACAGAGACTCTATCTCAGCAGGTGTAACGGTACGTTCGTACCTATCCATTGCGGCATCGACAGCTTCCTTAATCTTTCGGACATCCTTGCTGAACAATCTGTTCGGGCATCTAGCCCCACGATGTTCATCGTAAAAGTCTTTGTCCATTAGACTGCGTATTAAACTTAGTTCCATTATAGTTCTCCTATGCGTGTTAGATTCTGTAGGTCATCAGGGTTTCTGTATTTTAAATCGTCGTGTAGTTTCAAGACACGTACTGTGTCTACATATCCTCGTAGTTCTTTAGCAAATTGCAGTGTCTTAGGTAGGGCATCTGGGTCTAGTGCTATTATTGCTGTTGAGAACCGTGAGAGATACCTTTTGTGTGCTTCTGATAATGACGTACCCAACACTGCAACCCCTACATATACATTACTACCAACAACAGCGGCACTAACACAGTCCTCAACAACTACTGCGACACTACCATAGCCGTAAACGTATGGCAAGTCATTCTTTCCATAGCGTTTCCATTTAGGTAGTCGCTTACCTAAACTACGTCCTGTAGCATCTAACATGTAACCATTATGCAACACAGGAAACACAACTCTATGTTCTCTTACATCATACAACAGCCCTAGCTCTTGTGGATTTAGTGACCACTCAGCACAGAAGTCCTGTATTGTACTGTAGTCTTTAACTAACCACTCAGGCTTATCAAAGTTAGGTATGTCCTCTGCAAATTCTAACCAAGCATTAACATGCCCTACTTTTATACCTGTCTTAGTTAACGACTTACGTATGTCAGCACTGGATAGGTGTACTCTCTTACCACCTGACACAGTACACCCTGCCTTGTAACAGTTCCATACGATAGAACCCATGTTGTTTGTAACAGTAAATGTTTTCTTACCATTACACTCAGGACAATCCATTCTTTTTGTATCACCATTAGTAAGTGTTATATCATTTATAATATTATTTATATTCATTATGTATCACTTTCTATGTTACTCACAGTGTTCGATTGTACAGATACATTTCTCTGTGTCAAGGCATTATTTGCAGCAGTGTACGTATTTTTTAAATAGGGTTTCACAGAAGCCACATTAGCATGGCCTGTCACTGCCATAATATTAGTCAAAGGTACACCCTTGTCTACCATCTGCACTACACCTGTCCTACGTAAGTCCATTAGTCGTAGCTTCTCAGACAGCCCAGCCTTACGCATGACAGCCCTTCCATTTTTCGAGAACCTCTGCATCGCATAGGGATAGAACACGCCACGAGTGGGCATTACATGAGGTGCTACGTACTCTTGAAAGCCGAAGTCTTGATGCTGACTTTGTAACATTATCATCAGGTCGTATGATATGGGTAGGAACACCTCTGCCCTACGTTTACTCTGCTCCAGTGTAAGCATCTTAGTATCAAAGTCTATGTTACTCCAACGTAAAGTACGCATGTCACCTATCCTCTGACACCACTCATACGTCATCTGTATAATCAAGCCAATGTTTCTAGTGCTGAAGTCTGAGTATGCTACGTCAAGAAACTTAATGACATCACCATGCTTCCACACTACCTTACGTTTGATCTCAGCCTTACGCTTGATGCTCGTGAATGGATTCTGTACAGCGTACTCCATCTCTATGGCATAGTTAAACACTCTGGATGCACAGGTAGCTACATGATTAGCGAAGCTGACACCTCGCTTAACCCAATCCTCATACACCCACTTAGCTTTCTTAGATGTGAACCCGTGGTATTTTTGCTGACCAATAGAGTTACACACGACACTGAGGAAATACTTATAGTCACTCTTAGTTGTATCCCTAAGCATGTCAAAGTCATTAGATTCATAGTACAGTTTTACTAAGTCCTCTATGCTCACCAGTTTATTCATCAAACTTACTCTCTAGCAAGTCTATTAAAGCAAGCAACTCATTTGCCTTATCTCTAACCGTAGGCCGTGACTTGCACACTGCGTCTGACTTTATGATGTCAGCTACACGTTTGATGCGTATAAATATTGCATCTATTTCATTTGTATCATTATCTATCTGCCAAGGTTGCTCTGCCCATTTAGCCATCGTTTATATCCTCCTCTATCTCAAAGTTAACGGTGCGTACACCCTGTATTTTAGCTACCTCTAGGTAATCAAAGGGGCATGACCTTAGCCATGCACATAGCTGTTCCTCTTGCGACATCAACTCCCATTCAGCCTGCGTGTTACCATGCAGTGACTTCACAGGGTGTGTGCTACTCAGTATTATTTTTCTCATTCCTCATGCTCCTGTAATATTTGTTTAAGTTCTAGTAGGGCTGATGATTTTTTATTTGTGTTATCATCCCACTTTTTTACCCAGTCGTATACTAAATCTAGTACCTCACCATCGGTCAGCTCTTCATTATGGTCAGACTCCTCTACGTATGCTACACTACATTCACAGTAAGAGGGTTCCCATCCCTCTACATTTGGTGGACAATCTGTATCATCCACAATGCTTCTGCTTAAAGCCTTTGCTTGTTTCTCATTATCAGCTTCTATCTGATAGTTCTTATCGTAAGTTAAGTCTAAAGTTATCTTCACATCATACATCATTCCTTATCCTCCTTGTAATAATTACACCCATCAGGTGTGTGATTTATGTCACAGTCAGGGTATGAAGGGCAGTCGTTATGTACATACTCATACCACCCTTCGTTAGCACCCTGCCAGACAGTGACTATCATGTTACGTTCACTGTCTAGCGTAGCTGTTACCCATCCTACCACTCAGCAGATGAGTGAAACTGCACATCAAAATCATGATAAGGTAGGCGTTGATGCCACCCCTCTACGACCTTGCCAAGCTCAAAGAAATCACCGACAAATTTGTCTATTGCGACAATATCATACTCATACTCATCAGGTTTGAGGTCTACACGCTCTTCTGTTTCATGATTGTATCTGGTCTTATGGAATGACCTGATGGTAACTGTTCCTATATCTACATACATATGTTGTACTCCTTATGCGGCTAGTTGTTTAAATTGTGGACTGTCTATCCACTTGGATACTTCCAACTCACGATTGAACATGCTGATATTCTTAGTATCATAGCCTGTGTTACGTAAGCTGAAACCGTTACGTTCATCAGCCCATGAGCTGTAGTTAGTGAACGCTGAGTAGACGGCATACTTATTCTGTCCACGTACTGATGCTTCAACACAGCACAACTCATACATCTTCTCAGCCTTCTGCTTAGAGGGTATCATGTCCTCAAGCATAGCCTTGACCTCGTAAAGACCTACTCTCTGCCTCGCCCATAGCTGTAGCCTCTCAGCCTGCTCATTAAAGCTACGCTGACTGTCACGCAACTGCATCTGGAACATATCAAAGTTAAAGCCTGACGTATGTTTACGCTTGACTTTGTCATGCTCACCAGAAATACAGCCGTTAGTGCAAAAGCTGTCAATCCAACCATGTAGACATAGGCTACTGCATGACGAGTCAACACCATGTAGGCTGATGATCCTCTGACTTACCTCAGTCTCATGCTTAGATGTACGTACAAAGTTGGTAACTTTAGGTAGTACCATGTCCATCATAGACCACCCACCATTACGGGCAACTCGCCACGTTACTTGGGCATCAGTCAATGCCTCCTCACCTAACGTATCTACGATGGTGTTGACTACCCCGTTGTAGTGTTCAGGGTGACTGACACAGGTAAAGTCCTTGCCTACTACACGTAGGTACTCACCTGTGGTTGTGTTGATGACATACTTCTGATCATCTACCTTGGTAGGTTCGAAGGCAATGTCAAAGTCTATGGACTCAGGCATGTCATAGCTGAAGGGTAGGAAGTTCATATCAAATGGCATTATGTATTCTCCTCATCGTCTAGTTTCTCTTGTTGATCAGCAAATGTACCCCAC